GTTGAAGCGCTTTTGATTGCAGTGCTTCTTGTAGTTCTAAAAGCTCTTTTGCTGCATCGGGGTAGCGTTCGGCAAGCTTTTTAGCATTGACTTTAGTCGCAGACTTTGCAGACTTCGGCATTGTTGTCCACCAGTTCTTCTTTGGCTAATGTCTCTGCAACGCGGCGTTGCAGTTCTTTATCACGGAAACCACGGTTGTACCAATACTGTCCTGCTTTTTCAGGGGTCATTTCAGTTTTCTTTTCAGAGTCCATACTTCTTTCTCCTTACTATTTCTTTTTTATATTTGTGTGTCTGTTTTGGCTTGGTGTTGGGGTTTTCGATGGCGGCGGACAACTCTTTCATTGAGGTCGCTTTTAAATAGTTGTATTGGAGTGTGGTCTTTCCAGTTCTACGGTCGTAGTTCTTTTCTGTGGGTTTGAATTTAATCGGCATTTTCTTTGTTGTGTACTACATTTTTGCACCACCAGTAGAACTCGCTTTCTCCCAGCACGTGTTTCATTATATTTATTCGTTGCGTCACTAATTGGACGTTGCCTATTATATATCCTTTTGTGGGATCTTTTCTATCAATACTCGCATTTAAGTCTTGTTTGCCTTCGCCACCTTGCCACGTCATAAAAACACCAGAAAGTGCACAACGTCCGCCTTGTTTGTGCCAAAGGGTTTTAATGTGGTCCAAATCAATGTCCCACTCCATGTCTTTTCTGGCGGCTTTAAGCTTAGAAAAAACCACGGCAATGTAGGATTCCGGAGAAGCGTTGCGGGCTTTGTTTCTTTGGACAGAGGTGCAGCGTCGACACACATTGCGTTCTTTAATGTATTTGTTTTTTGGTAGTTCTCGTTTGCAGGTAATGCAAGTTTTCGTTTTTCCCATATTTTTTAGTATACACAAATTTTTCCGGGGACCAGGGACTCCTAGAAAAAAATATAAAATTTTTCTGAGTAGGGACTCCTAACAAAAAAAGTGCGAAATTTTTTCTGTAGAAAATTTGTGTCTCGATCTTTCTCTTATAGTCAGATCACAGGAGCGCGCGGCACGCGGCGGGAAAAGTTCTCGGGCCCGAGAAAGCTGGACGAAGTTTGCGCAATAGGATCCCCATAAGAAAAACCCCATACCTGGGTAGGTATGGGGCCATCGTAGGGGTTCGTCAGGTGCGTTCTACTCGAATGGGTTGAGCGTGCGCCTAGGGTGGTAGCCTAAATACTTTTCAACGCCGTTGATCCTTTTGAGTAGCATTTCGTTTATTTTGGCCACTTCCGCTCGAGTGATGCCGTCGGTGCGCTCCATTTCTCCGGTGTCCCAGTTATACCTGGAACCAATGGCCGCCTCTTCCCAGGTCTCCAGGTTGTCCAGCATCCGTACTATAAGCTCCTTGGCGTATTGATTGGGTGTTATTTTGTTCCCGTCGTAGTCTTTAATCATGTTGTTCTCCTATGTTTTGAACACCTTCAGTATGACAGGTATCCCATACATGTCAAGTTACGGCCGTAACACTAGACCGATTCTAAAAACAGTTCTTATCATGCAAAGGCGACAAGGGGCAACATGTATCATGCAAAGGCGACAAGGGGCAAAGAAAAACCCCGACACCTGGGGGATAGGTGCCGGGGCTATTAGGGGTTGGGTTAGTGTTTGTTTACGTTGTTATCAAAACCACTCACCGGAATAAACTCAAGCTGTGGTTCTAGTCTAACGGCATCATCTACCCAAATGACTTCATCGGTCAGCGTCTCAACCGTCCAGTTCTTTGGTGTTGCGAAACACTCTTGCTCTGTGCCGGGGTTGGCAATCCGTGTTAGAACGGCTACACCAATGAGAGGTTCCGGATAGAAAGGAGAGATAAACTGATGTTGTTCCTCTCTATATCTTCCGTTGTCATCAACAATAAGGATTTCGCCATCGGGTAAACGAATGAAGTCCACCGGATCTTTATATAAGCCCATGTTCATCTTAATGATGTCCATTGTGCTTACGTCTTCGTCCTTACTATAGTTGAAGCCTTGCTTGGCTGTGATTGTTCTGCTTTCGGGATTGATAATAATATACTCGAATCCGTCTAAGTTTAGTTCTTGTTGGTTCATAATTTTCTCCTATATAAATTAATTGAACAAGTTCAGTATACGAAATATCTTATATAGTGTCAAGAGCACTTGGTCCCCGGTTCAATATCAACAACTAGGAGATCAGGGACCAAGCTCAGATGCGTGATAGCATCGGTAACAAGTAGAACAACAAAAAGATCAAGACAATGGACAATCTCCGGATCATTTAAAGGTGACAAGTATGCCAAGTATGCCAATGACGACAGCCAAAGCTGCAGCGGTTATAAAAAAGGTTTCAACCACGGCTCACCTCCCACAGTTGTAGAGTTCTTCGCAAACGTCGTCCAGGCCGATATTATCAACATATCCCCATTGGGCTTGATCGCTTCCCCAATAACCTTTGACGGTACAACTTCTCGTGTGAATGTAAATGTTAGGCCCGCCATAAGTAATTGTGATCTGTGCCCCGAGGTACTCACAATCACCGCTTACAACGTAATTGATGTCTAACATGTCCTCGATGTAGTCCCACGCATCTGGTTGAAAATCTTCCGGTTGGCCTTCCTCGTGCCATCGGTTGAAGTCTCTTAGTATCAAAGAAAACTGGTCCGGGTCACTGCTCTTCAACCCGGCGGTGATTTCTTCCGCGATGCTTCGGCATTGGCCCTCCAGTTCTTGGTGAATTGATCGCTCCGGTTCTTTTGGCTTTTCGTTTAAGTATGAAAGATCAAATAGATTATTAAAGGTTTTTAAAAGTTCCATGAGTTTACTCCTAATTAATAGTTGAGTGTCCAGGATATAAGAGCGGTCCTATATTGTCAAGATCTTTTTCGCGGCCCTGGTACCCGGCCTTGGTCCAAGTCGGGTCATGCAGGGGTAACAAGTATCATGCAAGGGCAACGAGCGGGGATCATGCGAGGGCGACAGGCAAAAGAAAACCCCGCACCTGAGTAGATGCGGGGCTGATCTAGGATCTTAGATCTAACTTTGTAGACCCAAAGACATTAGACGAGCAGGGATCACTTCAGTAGTGTTGCAATGACTGCACGCTCTGCCCTCAGTAATCGGGTGTGCATCGTGTCCTTGCGTCCAGTAGATCGCTCCTTCTGGGGTGCGATCAGGAGCGATCCTGTCTCCACAGATGTCACAGTCTTTTGACTCTAGGTTTAGTTCTAGTTGCTCATTCATATTGTTCTCCTTTGTTTATTGAATGTATCTATAGATTAACAGCTTATGGGACATATAGCAACTGGGTCGTGCAGGATCGTAAAAGATGCTGCCAAAAGTTATCATGCAAGGGCAACGGGCACTTGTCATGCAGAGGCGACAGGCGGATCACGGACAAAAGAAAACCCCCGACATTTCTGGCGGGGGTTTCTCGGTAGGCTCTCGCAGGAATCTCAGTTTATCTCGTTCTTCCCACTAAAATCTTAGGGCGAGCCTACCTTTGTTTGTGGTCGAAACTGCTTGTGCGTGCCGGCAGTCTCGATTAATAGCATCCTCATTCTTACGAACCGCACATCGTGTAACTAAACCACAACATTTTAAACGGAGAACCTCTCAATGAGTATCTCTTGAAGGGCGACAACATCGCCCTCAAGTCTCATGTATTCGAGAGTAATCACGTCTTCAAGCCGATTCTGCAACTCGTATGAACTTCTGACACCATCAGCGAACTCTTTTTGAGGAAGCACCATGTAGGTATCCTGTCTACTACCATTATGGTGCGAATACCGGTATTCTCGCTCAATCCGTGTTTCCTTGCTCGACTTGTTGTGCTCCGTAATTAAGTTGCCTCGCTTTTCTTCAACTGCGTTCTTTTCTTTCTCAATCTTAGCGATCTTCTTGTCAAGTGCTTCCAACTCTTTTAAAAGTTTGTTCGCTTTGGGGTCTTTGCTCGCTTTTTTATTGGAGACTTTCATAACCTGTCTAACGATTTCTCTTGCAAGAGTTTCGGTTTGTTTTTTTGTTAATTGTTTTGCCATTGGATTTCTCCTAGTTGTTAATATTGAACCTTTATTATATACGAAAACTCCCACAAATGCACAACTATTTTCCAACACCAACCTAACCCATTGCGGTTGCTATCATGCAAGGGCAACACGGACGGATAACAAGCAGAGGCGACAAGTGTCATGCACAGGCGACAGGCGCAAAAAAATCCCCTGTCCGTGATTCGCGGACAGGGGATTGGGGGAGGGGCTAGCCTATAACCACCGCCACAGTTCTTCGTGAGACGGAGTAAGTGCTTTGCGATCCTCAGAGAAAAGCGATAGTTCAATCACTCCTTGGTTCTCTGTAAAGATTTTGACACCCCTCACATAAGAGGTTTTGCCATTAATCTCTTGTGCACGAATCTTGGTGCTGATTTTTATTATTTTGTGAATGCTTGTATTTATCATGCTGTTCTCCTAATTAATAATTGAGTTCTCAGCATAGCATTTTTCTCCCAATAAGTCAAATATTTAATAAGACTTCTCCCATACTGACATACTATACAATAATATGGGACAGATCACAAGCGATAACGAGCCAAAAAATTTATCGTGCACAGGCAACAAGGACAGGGGACAAGTGTCAAAGGGCAGACAACAAGGAATCACGGACCTCGGTCCAGTCGACAGGGGACGAGGTGCTATATATAGCAGGGGCATCAAGCCCTTTATCAGCGATCTCACGCACTTCTTTGGCATGAAAGAGGTAAATCCCATATTTTTTAGGGGTGGAAGGAGAGAGGGCCTTGACCAAGATAAAACAAGGAGAGTTTTGATGCTCAATATGAAAAGCGATCTGGTGAGGGGAGAAATAAACGGACTTACTTTTGGCTACTTTCAGTTCAACAGTGAATATCTTTCCGCCTTCAGTAAAGCCCATGAGGTCGGGAACGCCTTTTGTAGCCCAAGATTCTAACCTAACCCATTGAAATTCATTGAGGTTGTTTTTGACCTGCTTCCAAAAATTAGACTCTAGTTTTGCCAAAGTAAATTCACCTTATGGGATTTTTATTTGCATTGTATATACAAAAGTGTATAGTAAGTAATATGACTATTTTTATATTAACAGATACGCGCCTCCGTGCGAGGCATACTTTTATTTTAGGAGAATAAGTATGGAAACAATACCATTTGAAACAAGAGAAGGTTTATACGACTCAGCCAAGTGCAACGACAATGTAGATCAACTACGAAAGGTTTACAAAGGTTGTTATCAAGAAGCCTGTAAGAAGGTTGAATATTATCAGGAGCGGTTATTGGCTGTGTGTCGGGCATGTGATCCCGAACACCACAAAGTCGTTGCAACAATTCTTGACGATTATGAAGGCTTGGCCCTTGACTATCTTGAATACGGGCTTGAGCTTGAAGAAGGCACACACAGCAATTTTATTAATCAAGGGGGTTGATCTAATGAGTAATGATATAAGCAAAACCATAGCCGAAAATCTAAAACACGCCCTTGAGCTTAACCGCCTCCAGTTTGAACAGGCCCGCGTGCAGGCAACAAAACAAGCAGACGATCTAGGGATCACACAATTTGAGCCAAGAATGTGGTTCATTCAGCAAAGAATGGACGAGCTTCTGGGTGTTTATTCAAGGAATGATTGGGGAGGCGAGCGATGAGTGATAAAAACAAAGAATTTATTATAACCGCCACTTTCACAAAAAGAGTTGAAGCCGAGTCAGAGGAAGAAGCTATAGAAATGTGGGGAAACTCTGATTGCAGTGGAGAAATTGAAAACGTCACAGTAGAGGAGGCAAGTAATGAGTGATAACAGAAACATCATATCTAGTGAAAATTGGGTTGAACTCTATGCAACTTTATCCAATTACATTCTTGAATACAGCTCGCTCGATCCTATTTGGATAATAGACGAAGACGGAAACGAAGTCAGGACAGAAGAAAAGCAAGATGAGTTTATAGACATTGTTGATCAGGTTGAAGCCATAATGGAAACTGTGCTAATCAAAGAAAGCGATCCAGATGACTTTACTTATACAGGCGGTGATAGTGCTTTACTTCCAGACGAAACGGGAGAAAGGGAGATAAAAGAAATCTTAGAGCTTATCAATTACGCGCTTGAAAATCCTAATGAGCAAGTAAATACCCACGGGTTAGCGTGGCAATTAATCGAGCTTACTAGACCAGAGGAGGCAAGTGATGAGTAATGTTGACTGGATTACAAGCGAACAGATTGGAAAGGCGCGTGAAATAGCCAAAGAGTATTTTGATGAGTTTTGTGAACAAGAGTGGATAGAGATAGAGATTGACGGACAATATTTTGATCTTGATTGTTTTGACGACAACTTGGATTTGCCGAGAACAGACGTGTTCTGCAACATACACCCTACTTACCTGAATCAAAATGGGTGGAGAGAAACAGACGGAACCGAGTTTATTCGATTGTTTACAAAAGGAACAATAACGGAGGACAGCGATGAGTAATGAAAGCAAAGAATACTATTCGTGTCTCTTATTGGAATTAGAAATAGACCACGAAGATTTGATAACCATCATAGAGATTGCCAGAGTTGCGTTGGAGCAGGATTCGTTCTCCTTTAATCGCATTGATATAGGACATGAACTCGATCTATCTGATGAAGAACTAGAGAGAATTTATAAACTTATCGAAATAAAAGAGGAGGACAGCGATGAGTAATGGTGCAAAAGTTAATTTTACCTCAGACAATGGGGGAGTGGTTTATCTTGGTTTTGGTCGTGGCAACATACGATTTGAGATAGATCAAGAGACGGGCCAAACAAAGTTTTGGAATCCAAAAGAAACAGCAAGCCCGCAAGTCAGTAATTTATTAATCCAGAGAGCGAAAGCGATCTACAAAAAAGAAAGGGAGTAGGTATGACAAAAATATGGCGAAAAAATGAGTGGGAACAAATAAAGATGTTTCCTGAGAAACAAAAAGGACCTTTAAAAAAAGGGTTTAAAATGTTTGTTTTTAGAATGTTTGATAGAAACTGTAAGGAAAGAAGGGAACATGGGCAAGAGGAATACAAGAACGTGTTTCGATACTACAGGAAACACCACGACTGGCTAGAAAAACAGTATGAGGAAAGAACATAGTGTTTGCTAAAATAAAGCAAGACTCCCTGTCAAGAATGTCGGATGTTGAAATATTAAGACTGCACGACAAACTAAAAAAAGAAGTTAGGGTTCATTCTGAACTGACTAATGCGATAACGGTTGAACTAATAAACAGGGGTTGGCGACAGGAGGAACTTGAAAAATGGACCTGGAAAACACCTGACAACTAGGTATAAATTCTTTCCATCATTTTCTCAAACATCGACCTAAAATCAGCAAGAGCCATAAACGGCATCTCTTTTAGGCTTTGTTCTTTACAATATACTTTATAGCAAGACTCAAGCTGTTTCTCTGTATATAAAATCATTCAAGCTCCTCATACTCCGCTTCTTCGGCTTCAAGCAACGGGGCATAATCTTCAAGCAACGAGCTTATCTTCTTTTGTATTTCTATTTCGCTTAAGGACTCGAGCGTTCCTGTTCGGATCTCTTTTCTTTCTACATACAATCCGGCGGCACGGCCCCTTTGCACTTCAGCAGAAACGGCGGCGGTCAGGTTGCCTTTATCAATGGCTTGGTCTCGAATCTCAGCGAGCTTCCTTATGTGTCTGTCAAACGTGACATCAAACTTTTGTTGTAGTTCCGCTTGGAGTTCTTGAATGTGGCGAACAACAAGGGGGTATTTTCTAGGGTTGGTAAGTTCAGCAGCAGAAACCCCGGCCCTTGTTTTAGAGTATCCGGCATCAATCGCACACTGTGTCTTGGTTTTACTGCCATCGTTGTAAACAAACTCTCTGGCAAAGCTTTTTTGCTTGTCTGTTAAGTGTGGTTTGTTGTTCCCGGAGGGGTTATTTGTTGTTGGAGGCCCTTTTTGTCCTTTAACGCCCATAAATATTCCTTTTGATAAAGTATTCTTGAATTTTAGCACAGAAACGTAGCTAAAAGTAACCCCATTTCCTCAGTTCTGTCTCAGCCCATAGAAATGAGACCGAAACCCCTATAAACAAAGGGCTAGAGGCTAATCTCATTTCCTCAGTCGTCCGTTCAACTTGTTATCCTTATAGTCAGAAGTAAAAAACTGTGAAAATAGAACTTAGAAATGAGGTTTAGGGTAAAACCCTTTGTATAGGGTTTCTTTAGGAGCTAATTCCTGTCTCAGTTCTACTTTTGCAGAAATGAGGTTTTTCAGACTTTGTTGTGTCGCAACAACAAAACAGCCCTTACAGAACAACATGACTTTTTAGACTCATTCTAAAAAAGAAGCCCTTTTTGCCCTTGGTCCCCGGTCCTTTCCCCTCTTTTTACCATCATTCCAAAAACAGACCCCTCCCGAAAGGCCCGTGGACAAAGGGCTGTGGGACAGGTGGTATAATATAAGGGTAGCAAGAACAGTGACAGTAGCGATCTTTAACAATCAGATGCCAACGAGCAAAACTTAATTCTTAGTTTATAGAGGACATTATTATGAATAAGATAAGAGACTTCCAAAGGAAGCGAGTATATGACTGGGAAAACTCTCAGCCATGGATGAGTAAGATCAGTTATCTTACCGAGCAAAAAGCAAGACAAACAATCGGAAGATTGGATAAGGTCTTTAAAAGAAACACCAAGATCAAATTTAAAAATGGTTATGGCTGTTCTTTCGCTGTCGGTAAGTCTGAGATACACCTGAGAAAAAGATGGGGTATGAATTACGGAGTAATCCTACATGAATACGCCCACCTTTTAACAAAGGACTTACACGGACGTCAATTCGTTTGTGCTTACTCTAACCTACTCAACATCTTTCATCCGAAGCAGCCAAGCATCGATGAACTGTGCGAAACAATGTACCGGTTCAGAGTCAGCCACGATTGTTTCGATGAGTGGAGAAGGAAACACAGACTCACTAAAAGGCATGAACCTTTTGAGACTGTTCCCGAAACCGCAATTGTTGAAAAACCTAAGAAGAAAAGGGTCTCAGCCAAACAAAGGGTGATGAAACTGCTTGAGGAATATCCCTTCCTTTATGTTGAGGGACCAACCGAGACAGATACACCCACCCCTTGGGTTTACGGTCAGTTTGATCCCGAAGACCCAAAAGACCCTTGGTGCGATTTTCATTACTGCGAAGGCAGTTCCTGGCTAGAAATAGAAGGAAGAT